GGACGCATGTGCGCCGACAGTGTTATCCGGCCGGCCTTCCCAGATCGTACCGTCCTTTGTGATGTAATAGTGGTATCCGATACCGGCCCAACCATTATTTAAATGGCATGCATGACATTGATATACACTGAATTTCTCCGCATCCGCATGATGCAGGACAATACATCTGGTACTCTTCCTTACTGATAACGAATTTCTAAATTGTAAACTTGGTTTCTGAATGTTCATATTCTACTCCTTCCTGCCGGATCTTGCGCCGGCGCAAAAAGAGGACGCCGTTACACGTCCTCAACATCATTTCTTTCCCGGTAAACTCCCATCCTTATCCAACAGATTCCGCATCATCTCATACAATCCCGTACTGGCCAGACCAGAAATCATCCCGCCAAGTACGACCGCCGCATTAATTCCGGTTTCCAGATTAGTCAGGATATTAATGATTCCCCCCATCGTTAGTGCCGCCAACGGGATATATTTATTGGGGAACCAGACAAACGCCGTCTTGAGGGAATAACCCACACACAGACAAATCCCCAGAGTTAATAAGTTTACATAGTCAAATAAGTACGTAAGATCCATGATTTTACCTTCCTTTCATTACTTTCTAATCTCAAGTTCCAGTACTTCCTTATACATCTCAGTTACCATGCCATTTCCACCTAAATCATGGTATGCCTCGTACATCTCAATAAAGTTATCTAAGGCATACGAAGGGATATGCTTTAATGCTACATACCTGTCATGATATTCTATTAGCTGGACCCTTAAAAGCAGCATGGTGCCTTTGCTGTTTGCGTCTCGGTCCTTTTTCTGGTTTTTGAGCAGCCAGACGATATATCCAAGCACGATTGGCATTGCCGTCGTGCAGATACTCATAATAAATTGCTGCATCGGAATTAACCTCCTTTTGCGGGGCAGCCATAAAGCCGCCCTATTTCTTACTCTGCAAGTTCTGGCACATCCAGAGCAGACAGAATCTCCTTTACCTGCGCCTGGATTCTTTCCGGCACCTGGTCAAATGTCTTTTTCCCCTTCACAATCAGGGTTGCATAAATTACGGCCACTTCGTTTACCTCCTCTCTGAATATTTTTCTTACAAAGAAAAACAGCAACGCCTTAACCAATTTTCTCACTCTCCTGGTTAAGGATCTGCTGCACTTCTGCCATTAACTTTTCCGGCACCTGGTCGATTGTCTTTTCTCCCTTACGTACCAGTATCGCGTATACTTTTGCCATGGAACTCATGTCTACACCTCCATCCCTTCATACAGTTCACAGATTGCAAGCTGCAGGTCTGTTACCTGGGTCGCTGTCTCTGTAGACATCGTCTTTGCAACCTCTGCCATGGAATTAGCTGCAATCGCGTTGGCCTCAGCGTCAGCCAGCCGCTGCTCAGTAATATTGACAGCTTTGGTGAGGATAACCGTCTTTGTATCTCCTAAAGTCATCACACCACCGTATACCGTCCATCCAGGAACATCGCCTGTTTTGTCCTCCGTATCCGTCAACAGTTCAATGTTTGTGAGCAAAGCCGGTACAGAAAATGTGTCCTGGAGTTCTTCCGCTGTCTTATTCTGGAAGTCTAGCTCTAACCGGCCATTAGTTACCTCTGCACGGACCACATCATATATTTCTCCATTAAGTAATCTGATTTTCATATCTTTCATTCCTTTCCTGTTGTTATTCGACGGTAATAGATGTAACGCAATCCATATTGTAAAAACCGATCCATCGCCCATCCTTAATCAAAATAAAGCATTTTCCGTCATATTTATAATCGTTATATTCATCTTTTGTCCATTCGGCCACGCGTCCATTTTTGAATACTATCTTAACCATTTCCTGGCCTCCTTTACTAAAAATTTTATTCGGGGTAAAAAATAAGACCTCGTGGGTCTGCACGAATCTCTTTCATTAAATTTCTTCCTTTCTTTTTCCTTACTGCACTAAATAGCAAATCTACGCAAACCGTTACCCAAACCATTAATGGATTAAGCTGTACATTTTATTTAACTAAAATAGGCAAGCTGGTTATATGCAATATAATCGCGAGTGGTTCGTTATCGACGAATGATCAGGGGGTAAATAGTGTTATTCCCGCCGCATATCGCCCAGCACAGAGTCTTTTTATTACGGCATACAATGTTACGGGCACAGAGCTTTCAATAGACCATGGCTGTACTAGGTATGCATTTGAAACCACAGGAAGGGTTACAGTTACATCCAATCACAAAGGTGTACTTGAAAGAAAAGCTTTTGGATGTTGGTTTACTGGATAAACCTATAATTAGATTGTAATCCAAGCGATAGAAGCGTGGCGTTCAGAAAAGACTGCGGTGCTTCCAATCATTTTTAAACTGCCATCAGTACAAATCTCCCATCTTCCAGTACCACTCATGTTTGCACCTGTATTGCCGGCATATGACACATATACATTTCTCGCAGGTCTATATCCTGTTGGAATTGTAATCTCACTAAGCGTAAAAGATGTATTAGCAGCGGTGGTCTGTATGGTGCAAACAATTTGACATGATACAACTTTACCCAATTTGACTAGTTCCACAAAGAGCGAATTATTTCCATTTACATTCCCAAATGGAATCTTTTTGCCCGAACTCCAAGTGGTATAGCTTAATTTGCTATTTAATGCAGTAATCTTATCGTCCAGCGCCTTCCCCTGCCGCGCATCCAACGCATACCCTGCTGCAGTCGTAAGCAGATTATTCACAACATTTGCCGTATTCAGCTTATTCGCCAGAGAATTCTTAATCGGCAGAACCCCATTCTTCCAAAACCGGTTCAGCCGGTTCGTTGTTATTACTTTCATATCTTTTTCACTCCTATTCTATGTATATGTACCCGCTATGATCTTGTCGATATCCGCCTCCGGTGTTTCTTCCAAAACAATCCCGTCCAGTTTCTTTTTATCCGCCGCCGACATTAAGCCATTGGCAGACTGCGTCGCAACTCCATATGTCGTATTGTTATCTGCACCCCATACAGCCGTTCCCGCCGCACTCCACCGTAAAATCTGCCCTGTCGCTCCGCCAGCAGGAATGTGCTTATTCCCTGCTGTCGTTGGATGGGTATACGTGTAATTATTGGCATTAGCCGCAATCCCATCTAACTTTTTCTTATCTGCCGCGGACATTAACCCGTTTGCAGACTGTGTGGCTGCCCCATGCGTATGCCCTGATGCCGCCGCCCCGATATCTCCAGGGGACGGCTTGTCGATTGTGGTATACATCCTTACCCATGCTCCCCAGGTACTACTGTAATAGTTCCTCACATATACCTTAAATCCAGATACCAGATACTCTACCAAGAGCTGAAACGTCCCCGCATGTTTCCCAACCAGCATAAAAAAGGCGTTACTCGTTGGACAGTTTGATAAAGTACTCACCGTTGCATTGGCTGGACAGTAATAAAAACCTGGCGTCGTATAGCTGTTAAGGTTCCCATTGGCCGGTATATTGGTCGCATTTAAATAGTTTGTATAATTCGCCGTCCCTCCGTTCGCCGGAAGTGATGAAGGCAATCCTGTAACCTGACTTGCTGTATGGCTGTGGCTCGCTGCCGCAGCGCCCAAATCAGCCGGCGTCAGATTCACATTTCCAGTTCGATAACTCGTCTCCGCGTTTCCTTTCACCGCTACTGCGGCGGGAATACTTGGCCGGTTGCTCAGATCATTATAACTTCCAGAAAAAGCAACCCCTTTCAGATCAGCAAACCACCTCATAATTTTCCCCAATATTGTACTCAGCTTCTCGCCGCTGGCGATATTCTCTCTCTCAGTTGCCTGGGTAAATGTTGGCGTCTGGTCATTGGTCTCAACATCCGGAACATTTGTAAGTGCGGAAGGCGTATATCCTAATGCTTTCACAACCTCTGCCTTGGTCATCTCACCGCGGATCTCAGCGCCAGTCTTATTCTCTACGTTACCGAGGCCAACCTGTGCCCTGGTCACATCATGGGGATTAGACTGGTTATTAATATGCGCTTCTAATGCTTCTGTGCTGGCCTTCGTGCCGATTGCCGCGTCCAAGGCTTCTACAACACTCTCATTTGCCTCTAACGCATCTGCCACCTCTTTTAGCGTGTCCAGCGTTTCTGGCGCGCCCCCGATTAAATCCACAATTTTTTTGTCCGTATACGATTTGGCAGAACTTAGCGCAGTTGCCGCCTCTCCGCTTGCATCTGCCCCCACGTCTGCTGCTGTCAGTGAAATATTCCCCGTTAAGGCGTGCCCGTTGACAGTACGGGAGGATGGAACTTTTTGATTTATTTCACCTTGCAGCCTGTTCGCCTCTGCTTTCACAGCCTTATTCTGGATGGGATTCTCTGAGGTAGTGTTTAAAGCTGCGTCTGTAACCGTCCGGTTTGCACCCTCGGCAATACCGGACAGCTTGGCCTTTTCTTCGTCTGTATAATCGTTCTCGGATAATCCCTTGCCAAACTGCTTCCGGACAAATATGTTGTAGATCGTCTCTGCCAGATATGCGGTAAAGGTGTTCAGATGTTCAATATCTATCTTTCTTGCCATTTTTCTTCACCTTCCTTATACACCTAAAATGACTGCTCTACAATCGCCCGAAGCTCTGCATCCTCTATGACTTCCTCGGATGCTGGTATATCCACGTAGCTGCCGCTTATGATATCATCAATATCCTGTTCGCTTGCCACATCAAAGATAGAGCCTTCATCATCCTCATCCACATAAGAGCCTGCAATAATGCGGTCAATATCTGCATCCGTAGCAATCCGGTACATATCGCTTAAAAGACCTTTAATCTCTAACAGTAAGGAACCATTCTCCGTATCGTTAATGACATCTTTAATATCCCCAAACTCATTCTGTATCTGCTGCATGGCCAAATGAATCGCCGCAATGTTCTCCGCTGTCTGGTCCCTTGCCTGGTTGCCCTGGGCCTTTGCATAGTCGCCCTGGGTCTTCGCATAATTCCCCTGGGCCTTTGCATAATCTCCTTGAGCTGTGGCATAATCCGCCTTTTTTACTGCATCGATACAGACCAATTCTGCGATATCCGCATAAGTCCTCCGGACATCCTCCCCATATATGGCAGTACGGAATTCCTGTATCAATGCCCTGATCCGTTGTTCTAATGCCTCTGTCACTTCTATGCACCTCCTTCAAGAGCATCCAGTCTGGTAAGTATTCCCTGAAGCCTTTCTTCCAGTTCCTGATCTGGTTGTTCCAGGACGTCCAATCTGGGAAGTATCTGCTGTACTATCTCTTTGATCTGCTGCCCTTCCCTCTCAAGCTCATTCAATCTCCCTTGCCCCTCCTGGATATCCTCTTTGATTCCCTTCATCTTTCCTTCCTGCGCCGTAAGGCTGTTATTGATACCCTGCAGCGTTTTCTGTATCTCCGTAGAATCTCCTTCCAGGGTTTGTACCTTTCCGTCTAGCACAGACACACCCTGTTTTGCAGAATTAACCTCTCCTGCCAAAATAGATACACTCCCGCGGACTTCTTCCACGGAAGATGAAAAGTGCTTCTGTTTCTCCACATTTTTCTGTAAGGCCGCCTGCCGTTCGGTCAGGGCTGCTATGGTATCGCCTAGCACAATCTTATCCTCCTGCGGATTCACAAGATTGTATTCCCGTTTGGATACCATCATGTACTGATCCAGCTTGTGGGGCGGTGATACTACGCGGATCATATCGCCTAATCTGATCCGGTCTATGTCCACATCAACCAGATGCAGGTCAATGGCTGTCAGTTCAATCGTGGCGGTAAGATTGCGGGCGCCTGCCAGATATTCCTGTCCTTTTGTTTTTAAATTTGCCGGCACCGTCACATCATCCCAGTTCTTAGTCCCGACAATCCGGCCATATAAGGCAACCGCTTCCAAATCCTCCAGGTAGTCCTTACCACCATTTACGGATTCAATGGTCAGCCGTTTTCCGCCTTCCCTGTTCTCCCCCTCTGCCGCCTTACCGAGAGGAATTAGGACGGTAATTACATTTTCCGCGCTGATGTGCTCAGTCAGGTCCAGGATATTTTCCCCGAACCGGATGACCTGGCCGGAGGTCCGGTGATAAGATTCCAGATAATCCAGATAACGGGTATCCCCCTGCTTTCTTACCCTAAGATACCCACCGTTGCTGTCTACCAGCTTATCCATAATAGTATCCAGGGTATTGGTATACTGGTTATACTCCCTGGCGTCATACTGGTTATCCTCCCTGGCGTCATAATTCATAGTCTGCTTTTCTACGGTTCCCAGAAGGAAACGCTTCTCGGCCCCCACCTGGCTGTTGTGCTGTGTGAGCTTATCGCTGAGGTAGGAGGTCGGAGTCAGGTCATGATATGCCTTGGGACGCTGGATACTGTCTAACAGGTATGCAAGGGTTCCCTCGCAGGTATAAGTCACGGTATGGTACATATCCGCCTTGGCGTCCAATACCCGCCCTTCATAGAGCAGCTCCCCGCTGTCATACACCTGCACTACGGACGTTAGCTTACGGATCATGTCTATTCCCCTGTGCATGGGCGGCAAGGTAAAGGTAAATATATCCGCTGCATTTACTTCTTGATTCACCTTTCCAGATACAATCGGAATATCTTCATCCCTGGGATCGTATAAGAGTGAATTGTTGCAAAAAATCTGATACATTAAAGACGTGCCCCCCTGTACTCTACACTTACTCTGCCCGTTCCCTGGAACGTCAAATAATGTTCACCTGCCCCTAACTGCAAATCCACAATCTTAGACCGTCCTACCGGAAGATAATAAGTCCGCCCTCCATAACCAAGCGTCATAGCAGCCGAACAATCCATGACGGGAACAACCTTTTTCCGCCTCCCAGGAATTAATAAGGTCATCGTGCCATTCACTTCCAAATCTTTGTAATTACGGATAATCCCATCTTCAAAACAAAAAGTATCCCACACCCACGGCTCAAGGCTGCTATATCGCTCGTATTTATAAGGCTCTACATTTGCGGAAATGGTAAAGCAATCCACACCTTGGAAATTCTTCTCTGTCTCTGCCTTCAGCCTTCCTTCGTAATAATACGAACGATCGCTGTCCAGTATCAGTTTCCTGCGCTGTCCATGGCAGTAATCAGAGATATCCGATGAACGTATATGCCACAGAGTCCTGTTATCCTGCCTCCTGATAAACTCCATACGGATTTCCCGATTGCCATACTTCACATCTCCAACCAACGCCTCACTTAAATCTATCACTCCATCCCGTCCAGGAATCTCCACAAAATAGGTTTTCTGTTCAGGGTCAGATATCTCTATCCTTGTACAAACCAGCCCCCAGTCGTCATATGTATGCTTTTCTCCAATTTTAATCCCATGCTCAAACACTCGCCGCATACCTCCTTTTCATGGCCGCGCGGTTTCCCATATTCCGGTCAACGTATTTTGTCGTCGCATCTCCTGCATCCCTTGCCGATATGACAGCTTCAACCTGAATCTGCAACTCAGATATCGCCTCTTTCAGCCCGTCAATCAGATAGTCATAGTCCATGACAGGACCGCCCGTCTGCCTTGCGTCAACCACATATCTTCCGCTATGGCTCTCATTAATCCGAGTCGCAAATTCTGAAATTGTTCCAGGCACCATTGCCGCCGCCACCTTCTTACTGGCACGTTCTACCTGCGGAATCATATTCAACAATCCCTCTGCTGCCCCGATGCCCGTGTACTCCCCGATCTCAGTCGTGACCCGTGACGGAGAATGTACTTGAAGTGCACTCCGCATTGTAGCGGCAATCGTATTGGCAAGACGATTCGCGGCAGAAATGGCAGAATTAGCGCCGCTGTTGATGCCGTTCGCAAGCCCGATAGAAGCATTATAACCAATACTGCGCCAATCTGACGGCAGGCCAGACATTGCTGATTTCATTCCGCTTCTCCCCTGGGCTGCGCTGTTTTCCGCACGCCTCATACCGCTGTCAATTTCCTTTGAAAACTGGCTCATTCCTGTTCTAGCCGAGTTCTGTACAGAGGTCATTCCCGACTTTACCGCAGAATTCATAACCGTCATCCCCGATTTCGTAGATGTCTGCGCCATTTTCATTCCCGCCGTAATCTTCTGGTTAGTCATGTTCATTCCGGCTGCAATAGCCGCGGATGTCTGTGTCATACTGCTTTTTGCGGCAGCCGGTATTTTTGCAAATGATACGGTGGTAAGGCTGGTCATTCCGTTGAGTTGACTGTTTAATGCATCTATCGCCGTTCTTCCCGCTGACTGCATCATATTGGACAAAGCTGAATTCAAATTACTGGACTGACCTTGGATACCAATCACCAACCCTTCAATAAGGTTTGTGCCATATCCTTGAAATACTACGGAAGGCGAATGAATTCCCAATGTATTTGCAACCGTCTCTGACACACCGGTTGCCATAGTTGTAGCCGCTGTCCAGACAGGCCCCGTACCTTCTGTGATACCGTTCTCCATGCCCTCAGGGATATTTCTTCCAAGGCTGGCAAAATCAGCCGCCGCTATCTGGCTGTTTAAAGTTTCCTGCGTTCTGGTAACCATATTCATTGCCGCTTCCGGAACCTCTGATGTATCGAACACAGTTTTCAAGGCGTTCGTAGCCGTCTGCCCGCCATTGGAATACACTTCTGACAACCTTTGCAACTCCGCGTCCGACGCCTGTACCATCGCATTGACATACCCTGCGGACTCTGGCCCTGCCTGCCGCAACTGCTCAAGAAGTCCCTGGTCAACACCGCGTTCTGCAAGTACCGTAATGTTATCTGCCCAACTACTGATAACCCTCTGGTTTTCCTCCAGATTCTTAGTCATTTCCGCCACAGACAGTTCTGACCTATCAGATAAGGTGTCAAACATGTTTGTGGCCTGGTCTGCATAAGATTGCCAGGTTTCGTTCAGGCTTTGCACAACCGCCTGCTGCGTCTCGCTCAAATCTTCCATAGACAAGGTCTGGGACTCCACAGCCTGGCTTACCGCCTCTGCCTGCGCCCTCTGGCTCTCCGCCACAACCTCGTTTAGATGCCGTTCGGATGATGCCAGATTTTGCTTTCTTTCATCCAAGGCCGTTTCCTGCTCATTTAACTCGGCAAGGGAATCCCGATATCTTGCCATGGCCGCCGGACCCTGATTAACCAGATTCTGCCACTCTCCTTCAACCGTCTTTCTCTGATCCGCAAGCGCCGCCAGCTCCTCATCAATCTGTATCTGCTCCTTCTTGATTTCTATATACCGTTCCTGCGCTGCCTGTGCCTCTGCCTCTGCGCTATATGCCTCTACTTTCCGCATAATGGCATCTGTAGACATGTTC